CAACAACAGCCAGATTCAGAGGAACGTGACTTTTGGTCTAAAGCGTAAACTCCTAAAAATATAAATATTGAGTAAAACTAGTTAAATCTTAGGAGCAAAAATGTCACAATCATCGAATATCTCACAACCTGGTCTTGTTTGTTCTCAATGCTCCTTTAAAAAGGAAAATCGCTAATGGCAACATTTGAACCTGCATCTCCTCTTATTGCTGGTGTAGTATCGTTTAATGGGTTGATTCCTATATTTGGAACTACGGGTGCTAACGGAACAGCCCAAGAAGTACAAACTGGTCTGATGAACGTTCCTTCCTATAATGATTGGGTTGCTCGATTAAATTCTAGTTCGTTCCAGACTACAGGTCCAACAGCAGCTTGGGCTGGTGAATGGTGGTCTGTATATAATTATTTACAATACGGCGGAATATGCTTGGTTGGTGGTACTGGATCCACTGGAGATTATTTTAGTGCTACTGGCGTATTGACCGCATCAAACACACCACTACACAATAAAAATATAAGTACGTTTGATGTAGTTTTTGATTCGGGTAATACTTATTCTGCACAAGCAGCATACAGTATTGCTACTACCAGAAAAGATTGTATTGCTTATATTGGAAATTTTCAAAATATTAGTGGTTTGCCTTTGAGTACAACTTATTCGGGAACAACTGCAGATTTTGGAATTATTCAGGGAAATACAGGAACTGAATATGTGGCATTTGTTGCTGGCAGAAAGAAGTTTGTAAGTGATGTAGGACAGTCTACTGGTGTAATCTATCAGACAAATTTAAGTGCTGATGTTGCTGGCTGCTCTGCTCGCTCTGCTCGTTCCACAAACATATGGTCTAGTCCTGCAGGAAAAACTCGTGGACGTATTTTAGGAGTAGTCAGTCTACAACAAAATTTCAGTGTATCTGATGCTAATTTTCTGTATGCTGGAAAGGTAAATCCAGTTAAAGTATTCCCAGGAGAAGGAACGTTTTTAATGGGTAATAAAACCGCATATTCTGGTACTGGAGTATTAAGTTCCATAAATGTGGTGGCTATGATGGCTTATCTGAAAAAGGAATTGTTGGTTATTAGTGACGCACAATTGTTTGAAACAAATGATTCTGAGTCTAGACAAAACTTTATTTCTTCTGCAACTCCTATTTTGGAATCAATTAAGAGTGCTGGTGGAATTGTACAATACACAATTACTTGTGACGAAAGTAATAATACACCAACAATAATATCGCAGGGTAAATTTGTTGCTGATATTGCTCTGAAACCAACATCAACTGCAGAAACAATTATTATTAATATAATTAATCAAGATACTTCTGAAATACTGAACGGATAATACATGGCAACAGATAATACAATATCGTCGTTTATTTCAAGTTTTGGTGGAGGAACTCGACAGAATCGATTTAAGATTACTGGAAATGTAGGTGCCTTTGGTCAGCGTACTAAATCGTCTACATTTACAAATAATTCATTTTATGTAAGAACTGCAAGTATTCCTAATTCTACTTTAGGCGGAATACCTATAAATTATCGAGGAAGAACAGTGGTATATCCTGGAGAAAGAGCTTATAGTCCTTGGGTAATAACGGTTTTAGATGATATGCCAAACGCAAAAACAAAATTATTTGAAGCATTTCATGTTTGGAGCAATCATATTAATAATCATAATAGTAATAAGACTGGTACCTCAACCAAACAACTTGACCCAAAAAGCCATTTTGCTACTGATTGGACAGTGGACCAATTAGACACTAATGGCACTACAGTAATCAGACAATTTACATTACACAATTGTTGGCCACAAACGGTGGGAGATTTAAGCCTAGATATGGGAGCAGATAATACTCTTTCTAGTTTTTCGGTTACTATGTTTTATAGTCATTATGAAATTACCACACCTGGTAATAAAATTATTTAAAATGAAATGTGAGGATTTATGGAATTAGAACTATTTGGATTTACAATTGGAAAAAAGAAACAAGAAGCTCCACCAGAGAATCGTGATGTTATCACACCAGATTCGTATGATGGATCTTATGTTCTAGAGACTGGTGGAGTATTTGGAACATTTGCAGATTTCTCTGGAAATGCCAGAGACGAAAATGCATTAATATCACACTACCGATCTATGGCACTCTACCCAGAAGTAGATGCTGCTATTGAAGATATTGTTAATGAAGCAATTGTATTAGACCAAGACCGTAAGCCAATTAAGATTGATCTGGATAGAGTCAATTTATCTGAAACTATTAAAACAAAAGTGTATAGTGAATACAATCATTTATTAAAACTTTTAGATTTTTCTAATAAATCACATGATATTTTTCGTCGTTGGTTTATTGATGCCAAGACTTTTTACTTCAAGAAAATTGACAAGAACGATATTCGAAAAGGAATTATTGAACTAGTTCCTATTGATCCTGTAAAGATTAAAAAGGTTAGAAAAGTAGAAAAGGATAAAGCTGTCTACGGCGGTGCAGCTCCGTTCTCTCCTATTAAAAGTATTCAAGAATATTATGTGTATACCGACACAGACAAGGAAGCAAACTTTCCAACAAATCCAACAGGATGGAAAATTGCTCCAGATACTGTTGCTTATGTACATTCTGGAATTATAGATTCCACCACTAAACGAGTGGTTGGTTATTTGCAGAAGGCTGTTCGTCCTCTAAATCTTCTTCGCCAAATCGAAGATGCCGTAGCCATCTACCGAATTTCTCGTGCACCAGAACGACGAGTATTTTACGTGGACGTAGGTAATTTGCCTAAGCAGAAGGCTGAGCAGTACCTTCGTGAAATCATGAACAGATATCGTAACAAGACTATTTACGATCCTAAGACTGGTGAAATCAAGGATGAGCGTAATCATATGAGCATGCTTGAGGATTACTGGATGCCTCGACGTGAAGGTGGTCGTGGCACAGAAATCAGTACGCTTGATGGTGGTCAGAACCTTGGTCAGATGGATGACGTTAATTATCTCTTGCAAAAGCTGTACCGAGCTCTTGGTGTTCCCCTGTCACGCATGATGCCTGATGGTGGTTTCAATATGGGTCGTAGTGCAGAAATTACTCGTGACGAAGTTAAATTTAATAAATTTATTGAACGTCTTCGTCAACGATTCAGCACTATATTCTTGGATCTGTTAAAGACTCAAGTTATTCTTAAGGGTATAATGACCGAAGAAGACTGGAATCGTATTGTGCAAGATATCGGTTTCAAGTTTAACAACGATTCATACTTCACAGAACTCAAGACCAATGACATTCTTCGTGAGCGTCTTGATATCATTGCTGCCGTGACTCCTTATATTGGACGTTTCTTTTCTGGTGAATATGTGCGTAAGCATTTCCTGAAACAGACAGATGAGGATATTATTGAAATTGATGCACAGATAAATAGAGAGATGCAGAAGCAACTTGAAGCCCAAGAAACCCAAGCATACCAACAGATGTTGGCTGGAGAAGAACCTGAACAAGAAGGCGAAGAACCTAAAGAAGGCGAACAAGCACCCCCACAATGAGTACACCAAACAGACTAGTTGAAATGATTCTTCGAGGCAAACCCGACCAATTTAATACTGTTATCAAAGAGTATTTAAATGATCGAGCTTCTCTGATGTTGGAACAAGTCTATTTAGAACAGAGTAAAAGTATTTTAAAATTATTAGAGCCTATTCAGGGTGAACTAAATGAAGCAAAATCACCTACAAATATAACAATACCACAGAGTGATTTTGTTCCACAATCTTCATATCAATTAAAGGATGGTTATGTTGGAGTATTGAACGAAAATCAACAAGAATCGGTAGGTAAACTACATAAAAGTCTAAATACTGATAATAGACAACGTTTAGTTAAGTTACTCGCAGAGTCACAAGAATCATTTAATCGTATATTAAATTTAGCAAAGATAGAAAGTACTAAAAATGGAAACAAATAATCAAATCAACTCATTCATTCGCCTAGTTATGAACGAAAATCTCGCTCAGGCTCAAACCGTTATTCGAGACGCTCTTAATGAAAAATTAAGTGCTGCTCTTGATGAAAAGTTTGAAGCTTATGCTCCTGCTATTTTTGAAGAGTTTGATGCCAAGAAGGCAGACAAAAACGACGATGGTAAACTCAGTGATTGGGAAGAAAATTCTACCGAATGGGCTAAGGAAGATGGCGGCGAAGGAAAAGAAGAAGACGAAGAAGAGGGCGATGAAGGCGATGAGGGTGATGAAACTGACGAAGACGAAACCGAAGAAGAATCTAAACCACAAGTCACTCAGCAGATGATGCCACAAACTATGCAATCATCTGGTGGTTCTAGTTCTGCTGGATCAGATGGGTATTAATTCATGAAGCTAATAACCGAAACATTTGAAGACGTTAAGTTTCTAACCGAAGCTGCAGATGGTGGCGGTAAGAATTATTTCATTGAAGGTGTCTTTATGCAATCAGACACACTCAACCGTAACAAGAGAATGTATCCTACACAAATTCTTATGAACGAAGCTCGTCGATATGATCGAGAGTATGTTCAAAACAAGAGAGCGTTTGGTGAATTAAATCATCCTACTAATCCTATTGTTAACTTGGACAGAGTATCACATATTATTCTTGAGTTTAAGAATAACGGAAAAGATATTCATGGACGAGCAAAGATCATGGGAACTCCGATGGGCGAGATTGTAAAGAGCCTTATCAACGAAGGAGCCAGTCTTGGTGTGTCTACACGAGGAATGGGTTCATTAAGTCCAAAGAATGGCTATAATGAAGTATGCAAAGATTTCACTCTGAGTGCAGTAGATATTGTTGCAGATCCTAGTGCTCCTGGTGCGTTTGTAAACGGCATCATGGAAGGCAAAGAATGGATTTGGGACAACGGTATTCTAGTGGAACAAGAAATTGAAAAGTATCACAGAGAACTTAAGCGTACCTCGACTCGTCAATTAGAATCAAAGGCAATTAAGTTGTTTGAGGATTTTTTAAGAAAATTAAAATGAGTAGTTTTAAAAAAGAAAAAGAAATTCAACAGTCTATCACTGATTCTATTAATAAAATTTTATCAGAAGCGGTAGTCAATGGATTTACTCCTCCTGTAATTAATTCAGGAAACAATTTTGGTTATCAACAGTCAACATTTAAAAATATGAATGGTACTCCTATTATTGCTCCTACTAGCAGTCCTACTAGCCAACCAGATAAGTCAAATGCAGATGATGATGCAGAAGACGTAGACGTATCTGATCTTGTTAAAGCTCATAATAATAGAATAGCCAAATCTTCTAGAAATTCATCAAGCCCAAATTTTGTAGGTCCACCAGATCCAAGCAAAAAAACAAGAGATACTATTGGTAATAATGTATGGGGAAATCCAGTAGTTAATGGAGTTGAAGGAGATTCTCCATTTAATAATAAAACAGTTCCGTTTACTCCTGATTTTAGTGGTGATGCACCTCCGAATCTTAATCTTAGTTCTAATAAAACAAAAAAACAATCCTCTGAAGTTAGTCCTTCTAATAAAAAGGCTGCTCCTGGCATTTCTGTTCCTTTTAAATATGATTTTAGCCAAGACGTACCAAAACAAAATTTAATTTCAACTGCTGCTGGAATAAATGATGGTGGTGTATTTGGTCCTCCATCTTCATTGGCTGATCCAGAAAAGCAAGCAGGTTTTGTTGGTCCTCCATCTTCATTGGCTGATCCAGAAAAGCAGGCAGGTTTTGTTGGTCCTCCATCTTC